TCTGCCTCAACAGTTTGATACTGGGTCTTGGCTGTTAATGTGGCAACAATTTCGTTCTGTGCAAAATCCAGCAATCGCGCACGCCAGTAAAGCTTCATCGCTGTTTCCAAACTAATCTCAACCCATCCACATCCGTTTCCAACGACAGGTATATATTCGCTGGATGAATTTGAGGCTAGTGTCTGACCAAATGGGCCTTGTTCTCCTATTCCGCCCTCTTCAAATGTTGTTTCACCATCCCACAGCTCTATGTCTTTCCCGTCAACTTCTGTAGGTATGCAGAATGGGAAGTATCCATCGGCATGAAGAAGGCTCATAACTATTTCGCCTCCAAATACGTCTCGTATGCGCGATTGCTGACTGTGTAAAATGTGTTGCAGCACTTGCACATCATTTGACGCTTGATTATACCTGTCGCTGTGGTGCGAGTTTTGGATAGGTGGACATCTGTTGCCCCGCAGTTTGGGCAGTCATATTTCTCTCCGCCATAGGCGACGGCGTAGTTATATTGGTGGTTGGCGTAAGTGCGGAGTTCTTGATAAACGCGCTCAAGCAAGATCACATCACGTTTACAATAAGCGACCATTTTCTTGAGACTTTTCTGGCACTTGTTGAGAACGATTGATTTCCAAAGATCAAATCCACCCGTGTCCATTTTGCCGCCAAACCCCAAGAACTTGGCGATATAGTCCAGCTTATTGCTGTTGAACAAAAATTGATTGCGAGCAATCTTGAGCGTATCAAGCGTGACGTATTTGGGATACATTGGAACGCGATGATACAGGCATCTTGTTTTAAGCCATTTGAGATCAAAGCGGTCGCCGTTGTGTCCAACAATTTCATCTGCTGAGTTGGCAATTTCGGCAAACTCTGTCACCATTTTCTTGTCGCAATGATCATAGTCCCAAGTTAGATGATGAACTTTGTTTTCTCCTTCCCACTTGTAGCAGATACAGATAATCGCTCTTTCCTCCAAGATGTTGTCATGGGGGATTCTAAGCTCGTATCCAGTTCTCCAAGAAAACACAACGTTGGGAGATGTTTCGATGTCAAAAAACAAGCGACGGCGTTTGATTGTGTTGTGCATAATTATTTTTCAATTCCGCGAATCATAGCCAGCGTTCGGGTATAGCCAATGGTGTCCAGAAGATTATCTTTGTTGGGCTTGTTCTGGTCTCTTGCAATCTTGAGCAAGACCATCATCCACGCCACATCTTCCTCGTTAAGAATCTCTGTCTGGTGTTTTCTGTTTAGCATGTAGATGTTCCAGAAGTCGGCGATTCTTTTAAAATTGTCTCTGGGATGGCCGTAGTCCTTCTGCCTTGCCCCAGATGTAATGCGCTTGGCTTCGTCCAATATTGATTCATTGTCGTCCTCCACCATTGATGGGTAGAGGTAAATCTTTTTGTTTAGCCATTTTGCTACGGCAAGCTCTGCCAACGCACCCTTGCTTGTGTCCCAATTAGGAAGAAGGGCTATTGCATCACACTCAACAACTCCAAGCAAATCTCTCTTGGCTGCTCCATGGAGGAATGCTTCGTCCATTACAAAGTCTGGACTTGTTGGGTCGTATCCAGCGTCTTCGTCAAGTCTGGCGGGATTGATTACTTCGTATCCTTGTTTTTTTAAGACTTCCTCTGCCGCAAAAAAGGCGGGAAAGTTGTAGGACTCATAACCGGACATTGGCCCAGCAAGGTATATTTTCATGTGTGTGTTGTGTTTATTCTAACGTTTTTTTAATGGCGTTTTTCAAGTCTCCGGTATCGTCATCATCATCTTCGTCATCGTCTTCGCAACGCGAATACATGATGTCATGGATGTTATTGATAAGTCCGTCGATTGTGTATTCATTGCCAAACTTGAGGAAGCCGTTTTTTGTCTCTGTCCCCTCCTTGAAGGTTACAATGACAACTCCTGCTTCAACATATTCGACAAGCTCATTGCACAACTTGTTCAATATTTTTTCAAGCTCTTCATCTCGGCTCATCAAAATTCCTCCCTGCAATTTTTGCAAATTCTCATTACGCCAGCGTGTTTTACATAAATTGTTTCAACGTTCTTGTCGCCGCAATAGGGGCATTTATCTGGTTGTGGCTTCTTCTTTGGCTTTTTCTTACTGCTATTTTGTTGCATACAACTCTTTAAGGATTCTTGATATTACCCTGCTGTACTCCATTGGTGCAATATCTGTTTTTCTGCTTGGAGATACCATGCGGTGGTCTAAGACCATGTTGGGTTGAATATTCCATTTTCGCATCCTTGGCAAGATATATTCCATGGCGGAGGCGATAGCATCCTCCTCCAGTGGCTCAAGATATGTGTCCTTCTCAAAAGACACTCCAATTGACCAGCTATTGAGGTCTGGGCGGCCTTTCCAGATACTTTTACCAGCGTGCCACATTCTGGAGCGGTCATCCCCAAAAACCGTCCTACGGCCATCTCTGGCGATAAGGCAGTGGTAGCTTACCTTGGAGTCGGGATTCATTATCCAGCTTACGCCACCATTGTATGAACCGCCAGAATGGTGGAGAACGATAGCCTCTGGCTTGATTAGGCTGCTACTTCTGTTTGGGGATTCTCGCCTTACTTCTGGATAGCTTTTGCTTGTCACTTTTGGCGTGGATTGAATTTGCGAGCTTGATACAGAGTTCGGCTTGGACGCTGACTGGCCAGCGTTTGACTTCTTTCCAAACAGCCTCAAGATCAAGTTTAGCATTGCTCATTTTTTCCAAGGACACGAGCGCGTGCCAATGTCCCATCGTCTAAAAATCCGTTCCGCCTCTGACTCCGAAGTGTTTGGTAATCTTCCCTCCCTGTATCCTCCCTTTAATGGAGACGCGGATTGAGGCGAGGAGACGGATAAGGAAAGGACGGCTATCTTCTTTTTCTGGGGGTTGGATGAATATTTCACGAAGATGCTCCTTATTTATTGGTTTGCTCACCGCTTGCTTTTGGTGACTTGTTTCTTTTTGACTGGTTTTTCCACAGACTTGACTGGAATAGCTCTGCGAACCTCGGTATAGGTAACGGGGCCAAACCATCCATCTTGTGGGACATTGACAACTGCTTGAATCTTTTTGACTTCCTCTGTCTGTTTGGAGTTGGTGAAGTAATTGACCAAACTCATAATGCCAGCCCAAACAAAGGCGACGATCGCCGCTTGGTCAACATTGTTGGCAAGATTGGGGTCGAACGCGGCTAGTCTTGCCACAACCCAAGAAACCCCACCAGCGATGATTGGCGTAACAATACCGCCAAGCTTGGACACCAAGAATTGAATGAGTTTTTCTTTCATTATTCTGCTTTGAGTTTTTGCACGGCGGATTCAACGGTAAAGCGAATAACGCTTTCGGCGGCATCGATTCCGTTAGTCACTGCGGCCTTGGTCAAGGCTTTGACAGCAGCCTCTCTTTTTTGTGCGCCAGTCTTGTCCGTATCAGCCAGAGATTTGACAATCTCAAGAGCAATCGGAAGAAGTGCCGCCGCGCCAGAAGCAAAGATGCTTTTAAGGATTGGTGCGTAGAAGTTGAAGATTGCGCTGGAAAAACCAGCAAGTTTTGCGAGTAGTGATTTCATAACGAAAAAAACTAACTCAGAATCCTTTGGATTGCAAGTATTCTTCTATTCTTTTTGTGCGCTCGTCAATTCGTGCCAAAGTCTCGCTACGCATCTGGGCTTCCTTTTGAATCAGGTCAATGCGTGCATCTTGCTTGGCATCGTTGTTTTGAATTGATCGCATTTGCTCTGGAAGAACAATCCATCCGTTGAGCGCGGAAAACAATGTAATCATTAAGGCGACACCAGCAATGAGTTCGCTCATGGTTAGCCTAACACCCCTTTCGTTTCTGACCTGATCTATGCTCATATTACAACTTGCTTGCGGCGTCTTGCACTGTTTCCTCAAATCCAAATGGGGCGGAGGGCCAATCGTTGCGGGGTTCGGGGTTAGAGGCAAATGCTCCAAGAATAGAATCGAGCCAGCTTCGCGCAGCCGTCAGTTTTGCGGAAGTCTTGCCAGCTTGGGCAAGTTTTCCTTCCAAGTCAATCAAGGTGACAAGACGGATTGCGGGATAGCCCTCGCGCTCGATGTGCTTTTCTGCTGTAACGAGCGGCTTTGGGCGAGCTGCGATTTGCTGTTCGCGCCATTGTTCGCGGGTCAAAAATTCGCCATCCTTGTAAACAAAAAAGACTCTCGGAGTTGCCGCCAAGCCATCTCTGATTTGTTGCGCTTGATTTTCTGAGATTTCCACCACGGTCGCGCCTTCAGCAACATTCTGTGGTTCTTTGTCAGTGACGCGGTTCACACCGCCTTGTGGCCCGATAATTGCGTAGTTCATAATTCGTTTATCCAGTTGAATGTTTGTTTGATTTGCTCGGAAAATTGTCGCCCAAGAGTCTCGTGCCAGTCAGGAGACAGCGGTTCCACCTTACCGCGAATCGTGTGGTCGCCGTAGGGCCAGCCAAGCTCATGCTCATGGGTGTATTGCTCCACGTTATTGAAATCATGGGCGGGAGCCTCAAGACCGAGATAGCTCCAGACAGCCGCCATTGTCTCGGCGGGGTTCTCGGTCAGCGACTCAAAATGAACGAAATGGAGCTTGCTCTTGTGGCGTTTGACCGCATCTGAGAGACGTTCCACGGCGATTCCCAGCGGAGGCATGTTGAGCCAGCCCTGTGCGCGTTTCTCTACGGTTGTCCAGAGTTGTGGATTTTGTTTCTCAACTCCCGTAAATGGAAACGGATGCTTCTGCCACTTCCTCTCAAAGCTTGAGAGGATGCCGCGCATGTCGCGGACGGGAACAAGAACCTTGGCATCGGGCCAGATAGCGAACAGCATATCAAGATGCCCAACCCATGAACGACATTTGTCGGCTACGATGGGTCGATCTGTCAGGCGATTGAAGGCGTTTTCACATCCGCCCTTGACATAATCATAGAACAAAGTCTCTCCGTCTTGTGGATTTGGGAATGTCTTGAACTCTTCAGTCGCGGAGAATTGTCTGGCGATATATCCAATCTCGTGGAGGCCAGATGTTGCGGTGGAATGAACCTGCGGATTCTGCGCCAACAGATTCATTAGTAGTGTTGATCCAGACCTTGGTAGGCCCGAAACGAATATCAGTTGTTTGCTCATAAAATTACGGCACGTTGGGATAGTTTGTCCAAGCAGAGACGGTGATACCGCTCTTGCCGCCAATAGTTTGCCCAGACCCTAAAGTGTAGCCCGTGGCGTCGGGGCCGATGTAGACGTTTGTTATGCCAGAATCTTGAAATGCACCGCTTCCAATTTGTTCGATGGGCTGATTCAGATATGCGGATGTAAGCAAAAAGCAAATAATAAATGCTTCGCTTCCTATAGTGGTAACGCTGTTGGGGAGAACGATATTTCCTGTAAGATTGGCGCAGTAGAAAAATGCGCGGCTTCCAATGGAGGTGACGCCGCTGGGGATGACAAAATTTCCGGTGAGGCCAGAGCAGTCGTAGAATGCAAAGCTTCCAATTGAGGTTAGGTTGTTGGGTAGAACTAGTTCACCTTGAAGGTAAGCGTTTCTCGCAAAATCGTTGGGTATAGTGGTTCTTTCAGAGATTATTGTTCTAGCGAAGCTAGTGCCAAAAAATGCATTGCTTTCAATGGAGGTGACGGAGTTGGCTATAATGAGGTCGCCAGCTAAGGCGTTGCAGTAGTAGAACGCAAAACTTCCAATAGTGGTAACGCTATTGCCGATGGTGAGGTCGCCTGTGAAGCCGTAGCAGTCACGGAATGCACCGCTTCCAATTGTGGTGACGCTAGTGCCGATGGTGAGATTGCCTGTGAAGCCGGAGCAATATCTGAATGCGTTGCTTCCAATAGTGGTAACGCTATTGCCGATGGTGAGATTGCCTGTGAAGTTGGAGCAGCCTTGAAATGCGTAGCTGCCAATGGAGGTGACGGAGTTTCCGATATACAATTGGGTAATGTCGGTGTTGTTGATTTTCCAACTTGATGGTATGTCTCCGTAGAGAAATTCGGTGGCTCCATTGGTTCCGTCATAGACTAGAGTTGGGAATAGCGGAACGTTTTCATCGAGCGCAAAAACTTCAGCATCAATTCTTCTGGTTCCGTTTGCCGCGCCGTCAATAACGATAAAATCATCTCCAGATGGAGATGATGCGGTTGCCGCTAAATCTTTAATTCTTTTATCAGCCATATTTCTCCTTATGCGTAAATCAGTTTACCAGACGACACCCCATCGTTATACAAAAGGTTGCCAATGTCAATACCATCGTCAAATTCGATGAAGAATGTTTGTGGCGGTTGCGGCGTTCCGCCATTTAGTTCAACCAACAATGCCAACTGGATTCTTGTCGGCAAGTCAATGTAATAAGAGAGAAATGATTGGTTGTTCTGATCTCCGTAAGTCGCGCCGATTATCCAGCCCAAGGCTTGCTTTTCTGACCAGTCATAATGTGGCCCAGTATCTCCAGCAATTGCATTGTAAATATCGCTCCATACATACTGCTTGGGAAGAGATATGTAATCCGCTTCGGAGCGGGGACACCCATAGGCGACGGCTATTTTTGCCAGCAAATATCGCTCTGGCAGGGTGGCGTAATCTCCCGTCTCGCCAAAGCCTTGAACGCCAATCAGCCACCTCGCAAAAATCTCCCTTTTGGGGAGAGATGCGTTTATAGCTACTTGGTCATTGAGGCTTGGTATCGGCATTATCCGAAATTAGGCCATCCCCATGATGCGGCCAGCCATTCCGCGCATTGGAGCTTCTTCTTCCATGTCCTCGCCCTCTTCTTCCATTTCCTCGTCTTCCATCTCTTCGGAAGCGATTTCAACGCCAGCAATCATGGTCGGGACAAGCATGTCTCCTTCAACACGGAGGGTTACCAATTCTTCAATAGTGTCGCCGTCAGCGGTATCTTCTGGTAGCGTGTAGCCTTCTGGGATTTTGATTTTATTCATGGGACAATAAATAGATTAAGAGTTGCTAGAATGATATTTCATATATCCCGCAAAGTCAAGCAACCTTGTGATAAAAATTACGGAACGTTGGGATAGTTTGTCCAAACGGAGACAGTGATTCCGCTTTTGTCTCCTATAGTTTGTCCCGCTCCTAGAGTGTAGCCCGTGGCATCTGGGCCGATATAAATGTTGGTTATGCCTGAACCAGAAAACGCAAGAGAATCAATCTGCCCGATTGGTTGATTGAGGTAGGCGGAAGTTAAACCGGAGCAGCCATCGAATGCGTAGAGTCCAATGGTGGTAACGCTGTTGGGGATGATGAGATTTCCTGTGAAGCCGAAACAGTTATAAAATGCGTCGTCTGCAATAGTGGTGACACTGTTGGGAATGATAAGGTCTCCTGCAAAATTTTGGCAGTAATAAAATGCACCGCTTCCAATTGTGGTGACGCTAGTGCCGATGGTGAGATTGCCTGTGAAGCCGGAGCAATATCTGAATGCGTTGCTTCCAATTGATGTGACGCCAGTTCCGATGATGAGATTACCCGTGAATCCAGAGCAGCCACGGAATGCACCCAATTCAATTGTTGTAACGCTGTCGGGGATGATTAGATCGCCCGTGAAACCGTGGCAGTAATAGAACGCATAACTACCAATTGAGGTTATGCTGTTTGGGATGGTAAGATCGCCCGTGAAACTGGTGTAGGTAAATGCTCCTTCCGTAATAGTTGTGATTCCGCTCCCAATAATAAGCGTGCCGTAAAAGCTAAGACTGTAGCCAAATGCGTAATTTCCAATATTTGTTACGCTGTCTGGAATGATTAAACCGTTAATACCTCCACCTTGAATCTGACGGAATGCGCCATCTCCAATAGATGTGACGCTGTTGGGGATGGTAATGCCTGTTAAGCTGGAGCAGTAATAGAATGCGAAGCTTCCAATAGATGTTGCTGAGTTTCCGATGTATAGTTGGGTAATGTCGGTGTTGTTGATTTTCCAACTTGATGGTATGTCTCCGTAGAGAAATTCGGTCTGTCCTGTGGTTCCATTGAAAACTAAGGTCGGGGCGAGTGGGATTTCTTCATCAAGGGCAAAAGCATTAGCCTCGATCTTCCTCGTTCCTGTTGATGCGCTATCAATTGCCATGAAGTCATCCCCCGCTGGAGACGTTCCTGCAATCGCCAAATCTTTAATTCTTTTATTTGCCATATTTTGCTATCTGTAATACCGATTCGCTTTTCTTGTTTTTTGAATCAAAGAAGAAGGGTGGTAGCTTACGCCACCACCCTTCCTTTGTCAATCGTATTCGATTATGCTAAACCAAATACCCGTAGCCAGAACCCGCTGGGCAAGCAATGAGGTCATTGGCCAAGTTGCAACGCAAGTGCAAGATGTAGTAGGCCCACTGAGGGAAGACTTGCTTGACGGCGCAAGCCATCTTCGCTCTCCAGTAACCACTGTTCTTGTCTGGGTTGCAGGTCTTGTCGTACTCGTTGATCCACTTGAAGTCACCGCGATAGTTCTGGGCATCATAGACCAGTTTGCCAACGCGGATGTTCGGATTTGGGACGAGCCATTCCGCCGCTTTCGGGTGGAACACAACCGTTGTGGTGTATTTCGCCGTTTTGTAAGCGGGGTTGATGATATACTTCGTGCCTTTGGTCGCGCCAGTGGCAACGTAAGCTGGAACTTCGGTATAACCGCCAGCACCATCGTCATTGAAACGTTTTGGGAACGGACGGCTGTGGAACACGAATCCGCCGTAGCTCTTACGAGGCAGTAGCGAGGAACCGTTGGCTCCGAGCAGGTCGTTCACACGATCACTCCAGCGGATGTCTTGACGAACATCTTCCTGAAGCTTGATAAGGTTCTCAATCGTGGCGCGTTCGGCAAACACGTTGAACACGGGCGAACCATCATCGGTAACGGCATCGCCGTCATCGCCAGCGTTGTCTTGATAGAGGCTGTCGTAGATGGAACGCAGCACACCGGGCGTCAAAACGCTCGTGGGAGCGGTCGATGGGAACGCTGCGTCATCTTCGGGAAGTCCGGGGGCAACAACCATCTTGTGCTCCGCGATGTCGAAGTAGTCTTGGTCATAACGCTCAATCCACTCAACGTTCACGTTGTCTGCAAGGATTTTGATGTAGTTGTTGACATCATCCACGGGGAACGCGGAGGTGCGAACATCTTCCAAGCAAATCCAATCGGACTCGATGGCCTGATGGCGGAGTTTGAAGGTTTTCTGGTCGAACGCATAGCCAACCTTTTTAACGGGCGGCAAGCAAGCGTTGTCTTGACCGCTGACGGTCGAGATACCAACATCTTCCCAACCAGAGCCAGTGGCTTTGGTGCGCTGGGCGATGGTGTTGGTGATAACCGCTCCCATGTTGTCGGGGAAAGCGGACTGCGACACAAATCGCAGATAGGGGTCTTTATAGAGGCCAAGACGATGAGTGCCAAGGGCAATACGTCCGGTTTCTCTCTGGAAGTTATCATTGATAGCTTCGCAAGTGAGTCCGTTAGGTGCTGACATAATAATTAAATCTCCTAGTTTCTAATTCTTTTTGCATTAAGATCAAAATAATGCACACGCATTATCTGTTCCGCTTGCGGGTTTTTCCCACGCTGCAATGGGGGTGTGACAGCTATTAGTTTTTTAGGAGGCGATGTCGCTCACCAACCAACGCCAGTGACCAAATCTGGATAAGTCATAATTCAAATTTACTATATTGACTATTGCTTGTCAATAGGTAAATTTTATCTGCGGAGTAAGGTTGCCCCAAAGTTGGTCAAGCTCTTATCGTCAACGTCTTCTTCTGTGGCATCATTCTCAGAAGTCGCGGTTCCGATGCTTGGTGATGCACCAACCAACGATTCTACTTGTTTCTTGAGTTCGGCAATCTCAGCATTCTTTGCCTCTGTAACTTTTGCCAATTGTGCAGAGTAATGATTGATTGCGCTCTCCAAGAAAGGAACAACCGATGATCTGGCAAGAATGGCGGAGCGGTCTTCAACGCTCAGTCTGTCCAGATTGGTTTCAGCCGCAACCTTTTTCGCGCTGCGGATATGATTGTTCCAATCGTCTTGGCCGTCAATCTCTTTCAAGAAGTCATAACGGTCTTCAAGATTTGTCCAAGTCTTTGCGGTAAAAGCCTTCTGCAATCTAAGGTCATTTTCAATGAAGTCTTGTTCTTCTTGTGCCTTTCTTGCTTTTTCATTTTCAAGAAGTGCTTCGGCTTCGGTTTGGAAGCGGTTATGCTCGTTGGCAAGATTGTGATAACGCTCGGCCAGTTTGACAACTTCGATTTGCTCCATTCGCTTGAAGTCGCCAATTAGGTCTTCAAGGCTGTCGGTGCGCTTGCGAATGTCTGGCTCTGTAATGGCTTGCCAGAGTTTACCAAAGTCGGCGTCATTGGCTTCAGCGATAGCACGAAGATCGCCCTGAACTGAATTGAGGGGCTTCTTGATCTTCTCCACATACTCTGGGCTGCGCTCAAAGTTTGCCGTTTTAAGCTCCCTGCTAAGTTCGGCAATCTTGGTTTTGTATTCTTCGATTTCTTTCTTGAAGTTCTCAGCCTCAAAAGAAGATACAGTTGATGCTTTTTCCTGTGCCGCTTTTAGCTCTGCGGCAAGCCTGTCTCTTTCTTCACGCGCCTTTTTAAGTTCGGCCTTGTGTTCTTTCCAAGAAGCGAGCCCCTTTTCCGAGTTGTCTCCTTCTGGCTTGTCGGCAACAGCCTTGTCTTGGAAGTGAGGATTCGTGGGAAGATCATCTTCGGATTTATCTTCGGATTTATCTTGGGCCGTATCTGACGGCTTTTCTGTTGCAACCTTCTTCGTAATATCCTCAACAGCCTTGGAGGTTTCCTCTTTGGTTGCCGCCGCCTTTTTGGGTTCTTCTTTCGGGGGTTCTGGTTTTACTTCTGCGGTTTTTTGTGGGGCTTCAACCTGCTCAACCTCCTGTTGCTTCGGAGGTTCTGGGGTTGTTTCGGTTTGTGCTTCTGGCTGCTTGTTGCCAAGAACGGCGTTTGCGAAATCGGCTTCTCCAGTAAGTGCGCTGTTGAGGATTGGGTTTGACATAGTGATTTATTTTATTGTTTTTCTATATGTGAAAAAGGTTCTGGTAATTCTGTTTTGGGTTTGTTCTCTATCTTTCCATTAGCTAATATTTCGATAAGGTCAAGAACTTCTTGTCCGCCCTCGTAAAATCCGCAGGTTTTAATAAATACTGGAGACAAGTCAAATCCTTGCGCGACCTGTCCCGTCACGCGCCTTGGTCTTACTCTTTTGGCGATAATTTTTAGCCCTTTCGACATGTGGGGCTGTTGCCAAGTTTTGGCCCACTCTTTAGCGTCTTGATCTGTCCAATCCATTAGATGTAATTGCTATATGAATATAGCTACTGTGTCCAGTATTATTTTATATCTCGGTAGCTAGTGGCGGTCTGCCTGTTCCTGCTGGCGCGGCTGATGGCGAGACTTTTTGCAATATAGAACTTCTTGTTTTCAGATCATTCAAAGCCATTTGCTGACGAATCGTTTCAAGCCTCTGCGCGTGGGCTTCTTGGTTCATCATGCGTTTTTCTTGCATCTCCGCCAACTTGAGTTGCGCTTTTTGCAATTCAAGCATCTGCTTCGGGTCTGGCTGTTGCCCTTGATCCTGTCCAGCAAGAGCTTCTTCCTGCATTTTGTTTTGCTCGGACATCATGCGGTTGATGACTTGTTGTTCCAGTTCGTCAACATACGCGGTGACGTTTTGAAGCTGCCTCTTGAGTTCGTTGACTTCTTGTTTTCTGAAACTGTTGCTGGAGAAGAGCACAAGATGTTGTGTCGTGTGGTCGGCAAGAGGGCGGAGAATCTGCATGGCTTGCTCGTCTGGCATTTGTTGTTGACGATGGAGTTCAATAATCTCCGCCATAAGAGGTATGTGGGCCTCAATATGAACTGCGTGATTCTGACTATCGTGAACAATTTGCTGAATACCTTGGCGCAAGTTGCCGTTTTCGAGGTTGGCAATATCAAAGTCAACAATGCGTCTTGGGCCTTTTTCTGGAACGAAGAGATCGACCTTTTGATAACCAACTCCGGGGATGCCAGCGACAACGGCTCTTAGCACGTTCTCTTTACCCTTTTCGTCCATGAGGGAATAAAGCTCCATGAGTTGCTTGCTTGCCATTTCGGTCATTACTGGACTTCCATCGCCCATTGCTCTCATTGCCGTAACCTTCAAGAATTGTCGCATCCTTTCTATAGACACACCCTGCCTCTTGCATCGTGCGCGAAACTCCAAGGCCAATCTTCCACCCTTGTCGTTCGGGGTTATTAGCGGCGAGACGGCGCGGCGATACTGCTCAGTTAGAAGCTTGTTGTATGGGGTGTAAAACAATTCCAATGCTGCCGCGTTCAGTGTTGATTCTTGTCTGGCTTGCTGAACAACCTCGGTTGCTGATCTTGCTTGTCCCTCTGGAGTTACGGAACGGGAGCGATAGCTTCCGGTGTTGTTTTGCAACGTTTGCGCCATTAGGTTGTAAACAGGAATGCCTTGAGTCGCTACCGCTGGAGGCGTAAGTTGAATTGGGGTTAATCCATTTGGAATAAACGTGTAAGGCCCGACTTCGATATATTGGAAATCTTGTATCGCCTCAGAATCGCCCTGCAATTGAATCAAGCCAGCGGTGATTGCTGCTTGCGCGGCTTGGCACAATATTCTATTTGAAACTTGAATCTGGTTGTAAATCTTCTGTTTAAGTCCGCGAATGGTGTGGAAGGTTCCTTGACCAACGCCATAGGTAAAGATGACGAAACAACTGTTTACGTTGCTGTATTTCCCGAACCTTTCATAAAGAAACTCGTCGGCATCTCTGGATGCAATAAGCTGGGTAAATTTCCCATCGAACTCTCTATTGTATCCGTAGATAAGCTGTGCGCGATGATAGGCGGATTCTCCAGAGTAGAGATCGCTTTCCTTTACCTGTCTTTCAAAATCTTCCCAATGATGGGTATAGTTTTTCCATTGGTCGGATTTGGTGGAGGCTTTCCAGATAGCTTTTTTAACAGCGTCAATATTCCACCCCATTGCCTTTGCCGCTTTGGGGTTACGAATGTAATGATAAAGCTGGCTAACGCTCATGTTTCTCGTAACAATGGAAACTTCTATTGCCTCGTCTGAAACTTTAGTATCTCTGGCAACCTTGAAATCTTTCAGTCCACATGGCTCCCAGAAAATGGTTCTTTCGTCGGGCCACATCGCAACGCCGACTCCATCGCCAACAAATTCTCTGGATAGAAGCTGCATATTGTACGAGAAGTCGCACCACTCTTTCAGCATCCAGTCAAACTCTTGGGAGATGATTTCTGA